CATTCTTAACTGCTGGTTGGGACATTGAGTTGGGTGATACAGACAAATATGGTATTCTAAGCTTCACCGGGCAGACCTCAGGCGTATATAATTGTTTAGTTGGTTTTGCTGGATTGAAACCATGGGAACAAGCAAGAATAGAAAACAGTCACGGTATTATTGTAGATGGTGCCCAGCATTGGTTAGTTGCTGAGGGTCAAGTGGGTAGTGGTATGGCAATCAGTTTTGACCCTACAAAGAACTTACCAAGCTCAGGAAACGGTGGTGCGATTGTCACAAACGATGAACATCTATACCTGTTTGCCGCTACCTACAGAGACAATAACAAGCCTGCATTCCATGATGTAGGAACTAACAGTAAGATGAGTGAACAAGATTGTGCTCAGATTCTTGTTAGAACAAAGTATATTAATGATTGGCAAAAGCGTAGAAGTGAGATATCAAAATATTGGTGTGATGCTTTTAGAGAACTACCATTGAGTTGTTTATCTGATACTAATATACCCCATGCACATCAAAAATTTGTAATGTATCTACCTGATAGAAATTCACTACATACTCATTTGTTAACTGATGGTATTGATAGTAAGATACATTACGAGTATGTGTTAGGTGATTTGCCTACAGCACAGGATAGAAATATCAGTAGACCTGATCTGATGGGTACAAGCGTAATGCTTTCTAGAGGTGTAATAAGCTTACCAATATATCCAGAGTTGTTAGATAATGAAATAGAATATATTGCAGATAAGGTTATAGATTTCTATAAATAGACGATGTATAATATATCATCTATCAAAAAACTTCAAATTGAACTAACTACTAGATGTAATTCAAGTTGCCCATTGTGTAATCGAAATATTCAAGGCGGCCCTGTAATCGATGAATATGTACACAATGAATTATTCTTAGATGATATCATAAAAATATTTCCCAAAGAAATTTTAAAAAATTTAAATTTTGTTAATCACTGTGGAAACTTTGGTGATCCGGGTTACGCCACTGATTTAATACCTATCTTAAGATATTTTAGAGACAATTTTGATAGGTATTTATACCAGCAGATAAGAACCAATGGTGGAATGCGTGATACAGACTTTTGGAAAGAACTTGGATTATTTTTTGCAGAAAAACAACCCAAATTTAATAATGGTGTAATTTGGAGTGTAGATGGATTAGAAGATACGAATCATATCTATCGTAGAAATGTAAAATGGGAAAAGGTATATACTAACATGGAAGCATATGCAAAAACTAAAGCATATGGTAGATGGGAATATTTATTGTTTGAGCATAATCAGCATCAAGTTGCCGAAGCCCGCAAAATAGCAAAAGATTTAGGCTTCATATTTATGGTGAAAGAGCCAATGGGGTTTAAAGATAAAAAGTCATACGTAGAAGTTTACAATAAAGACTTGACTTTTGATTATAATATATTTCCTGCTAATTATGAAGGTACTAAAAATATAATACCTAACAAATATATACCAATCAAACATCATACTTTGACAGATGAACACGAATCACTCTCAAAAAAACGCAATGTAAAATGTATGTCACTTAAGAATAATAATAGTCAACAAATATTTGTAACTAGTTCGGGTCATTTAATTCCTTGTTGTTACTTAAGTGGTCCCTTAATCAATAACACGTTAACATATGCTAACCAACAATTTTATGAAAAAATAAATGAGTTGGGACTAGATAAAATAGATTTGAGAAAAAGAAATATGATAGACATATTACAAGATAGTGAATTTACTAATTTTTTCATCAAGGGGTGGGAAAATAAATCAATCAAAGATGGTAGATTACTATTTTGTGCAGAGACATGCGGGGAAGCAATTACATGAAGGTATCCGACTGAGATAGAAAACAACATGTATAATATAGAAAAAATTACTAAATTACAAATTGAATTAACTACCAAATGTAATGCTAGTTGCCCGGTTTGTAGTAGAAATTATAGCGGCGGAGAAGTCATAGAGGGATTAAACAACGATACCCTTTCTTTGACTGATATAAAACAAATGTTCCCGGTAGAAATATTACATAATTTAAGACGAATAAACTATTGTGGTAATTTAGGTGATGCGGGTTTTGTTAAAGAATTGCCTGAAATATTACAATATTTTCAAACAATGTCTAATCACGATTTGATACAGCACGTAAGAACTAATGCAGGTATGCGTAGCACAGATTTTTGGCATGACTTAGGCACGTTTTTCTACAATACAAATAAAGAGATACCGGATTATCCATTGAGTAAAGCAGGTGTGGTATTTAGTGTAGACGGTTTAGAAGACACTAACCACATATATCGTAGAGGCGTGATGTGGGATAAAGTCATATCTAACATGACAGCGTACAGTGAAGCCGGCGGATATGCTATATGGGAATGGTTAATTTTTGACCACAATAAACATCAAGTTGAAGAAGCAAAACTACTTGCTAAAAAATTAGGATTTGGTTTCTCAGTTAAAAAACCCTTAGGCTTCTATGAAAGTAACCCGTTCATAGAAGTATTTGATAAGACTGGACAACATGAATATAATATATATCCAGTTGACTATTCATCTGAAAAAGTCAACGTACCATCTGGCAAAAAGATATCAATAAAACCTATAGCAAATATTCCAAAATTGTCCGATGAAGTTAATAATTGGTCTATTGTTACACCTATCAATTGTGAGTCACTTCAATACCCCGAAGACCAAGCTATTTTTGTTACTGCCTCAGGACATTTGTTACCATGTTGTTATTTAGGTGGTGCATTAGTGGAAAGAGTAAATTCATTTTCTCGCCATCAATTTAAACATTTGATTAATGAAGTGGGTCTAGATAAATTTAATATAAAAAAACATTCAATGATAGACATATTACAAAGCAAGTATTTTACAAGCTTTTTTATTGACAGCTGGAATAAAAAATCAGCAAGTGACGGTAAACTTTTATTCTGTGTTGAAGTGTGTGGGAAAAAGAAATGACAAAAATACCTATCATTTCAGAAAAAATAGTAAAAACAACTCATAAAGTTATAGAATGGTCATTGCACAATGTATGTAATTATGATTGTAGCTATTGCGGAAATGAAAATAAAATAGGTGATCGTAAGTGGAAACCATTAAGTACATACAAATTATACGCTGATAAATTGTTAAAGGCTTCAGGACCAAACGTTTGGTTTTTTATAACAGGTGGCGAACCAACCTTATACCCAAATTTTATTGAATTAGTAACGTACTTGAAATCCAAAGGAGCCTATATAGGATTGATTTCAAATGGAAGTAGAACACTGCGTTGGTGGGAAGAATGTAAACAAGCAAATGCAATAGATGCGTTATACATATCATACCATACAGAAAAAACAGATGATTATGAACATATTGCAAATGTGTTAAACACATTTCACAATACAAGTACAAAAACAAATTGTTTCATAACACATACCCATGAAACAATGGATAGAGTAGTAAATTCAGTAAATTTTTTAAAAGAAAACACCGCTAGCAAAATTGAAATAAAGTACATGAATATTACAACGTACAATCTATTTTCTAAGCTAACACCTGAACAAATAGAATATGTGTCAACAATATCCTACGGAAAAAAATCAAACAAAGTAGATTCTGATATTCCACTAATAAATCAGCATGAGAATAGAATTAGAATATCATATGATGACGGAAGCACTATAGATTTTACCGGATCACAGGATTTGATTAAAAAAGATCAAAATCATTTTTTAGGATGGCATTGTAATATAAACAATGATGCATTGACAGTAGATGTTAATTTATGTAGACGCGGTCAAACCAATGGCTGTAAATTATCACCAATTGTAGCAGATTTAGATGTAGATAATGTTGAGTTTATCAATGACTATGTAGTCTGTCCGTATGAATCATGCCACTGTTCAGCTAATTTGTACGCCCACAAATATAAAAAGTGATGGAAACGTGCCACCTCGGCATAAATACAAATACTATGTGGATACTATCAATACTACCCGAAGCCGCAATACATATAATCTTTGGATTAGGTATTTTGGGCACAATCGCAGGATTCGTCCTAGGATTCATTCCTTTTGTCAAAACCTATCAATTTGCTATACAAGTTTGTAGCATTCTTGTACTTGTCTTTGGTGTCTATCTTGAGGGCGGCTTAGCCGACTATAAAGAATGGGAACTTAGAGTTAAAGAGATGGAAGCTAAAGTAGCAAAAGCTGAAGCACAATCTGCAAACAAGAATGTAGAAATACAAGAAAAAGTTGTTGAAAAGACTAAAGTAATCCGTGAAAAAGGTCGTGACATTATCAAGTATGTTGATAAATGGAATACAAAAGAAATAATTAAAGAAGTAGAAGGTCCTGAAAGAATTAGGAGAGAAGAAGTAATCAAGTATATTGAAAACTGCCCTGTACCTAAAGAATTCATAGATTTACACAATCAAGCTACTGAGTTGAATAAGGCTGCGGAGGCAAAGAAATGAAATATCTATTAATTTCATTATTTTTTATTGCAGGTTGCTCTACTACAGTTCCGGTAACACAAAAGTTTCCTAATGCTACCCCTGAACTTATGAAAAAATGTGAAAGTCTAAAAAAAATTGAAGGTGATAAAGTAGCAATTACTGATATGTTAAAGGTAGTTGTTCATAACTATTCTCTATATTATGAGTGCTCAACTAAAGTAGACGGATGGCAAGATTGGTATAACGAACAAAAGAAAATATATGATGCGATTAGTAAATAGTAGCATATTATTAAGCCATTATTTATTGTTAGATCCAAGTCTTGACTAGAGAGATAAATACATCATAGTCTAGGATTTTTAACATGTCAACCCAAGAAATTATCAATATAGGAGCGTTACCTAATGACGGTGAAGGTGATCCGTTACGCACCGCCTTCCAGAAAATTAACAATAATTTTTCTACTTTATTTGGAACCTATTATGATACACTAGAGACATATACAGTTGGTAACACTGCTAATCAAATTATTTTCACAACATCTGCAAACACTTTCACGCAAGCTCAATTTCAAATTAATTCAAGTAATCCGGCAACACAAGACAGTCAAAATATTTTAATTAAAGTAGCAAAAAACAACAATGGATTGGGTGCTAAGTGGGTAGGTTACGGAACATCATTCAATGGTAATGCAGTTACTAGCTATGATGTAGTGGTAACCGGTGGTAATGTAAATGTTACCGCTAGCCCATTATCAACTGCTACACTGCAACATTTCATTTCATATCAGGTTACATGGGTCGGAGAAAGTGACCCCGGTATAGATATATCATTAGATGGGTATCCCGCCGGAGATTTAATGGGTACTGAAAACTTATTGATTGTAACAACTGAATAAAATGAGAGCAAAAGAATTTATTAGTGAACAAAAGACGAACGGATTGACTATGGTGTCTTATTCGCTACCCAAGACCTATATAATGCCTGAACTAAAGAACTCAGACTTTTATGAGTTGTATAGATTTGGATTAGCCATCGCCGCAGTGCGTGGAGAAGGTGGTCAAGATGATGGTGTACAGAATAAATTTAAAAATGAGTTTGAAGCAGAAAGTGCTTGGGGAGAACACCAAATAGTATCTTCGGAATTTGATGAAGAATTGGATAATACTATCGATAAAGCACTCAAGAAAGTCGGAAAATCGTCTAAGATATTGACCGGAACACTTGAAAGTAGTGAATTACCTAACACCAATATACAATCAACTCTCAAGCCTTTTAAAGGATACAAAAAATGAGAGCAAATGAATTTGTATTCGAATCTAAAGTTGGCAAAATATCTGACCATCAACAACAATCTACCCGTGGGTTAAATATTTTTTCAAAGAAAATAGACAGCTATGATAGACAATATGATTTAAATCGTCTAATGATGGCCGTAGCAAGTAGTGATGGAATAAATCCAATCGATATGCCCGCAGAAAGTTGGGTAGGCAAACATAATACAACACATCCCTATACCAAAGAAGAACAAGCTATGCTTAAATTAGCATATAAAGCTGCCGGATTAGAGTATATAGATTTAAATAAAGGTGATATGGATAGTGAAGAAGTATCGACTACTAATACTCAAAGTGTTGTAAAGCCGTTTAAAGGCTACAAAAAATAATTTAAGCTGTTGATATGAGAATAAGTAAATGTATAATTTACAGGATTCTCAATGCTTATAGATATAAACACAACACTAGACTTAATCAAACTCAAATTTTACAATGAGTGGCTATACACTGCACACATTTATGATGAGGGAGATAGTCAGTTTCACAAAGACCTAACTGCACAGGTTGTAAAACAATACATCGACCCATTAAATATTCCTAAAACTGCTAAAATTTTAGACTTAGGCTGCGGCCCAGGTTACTTTTTAGACGAAATGAAAACTAGAGAATATACAGATGTAACCGGAGTTACATTAAGTCCCGGTGACATCAAGATTTGCGAGAGCAAAGGTCACACCATCAAACCTTATGATTTGACGTTCATCCCACAAAAAGATGGATATTATGATGAAAGCGTTGACTTCATTTTCTTACGTCATGCACTAGAACATAGCCCATATCCTATCTTTAGCTTGATGGAATATAATCGTATATTGAAACAATTTGGTAAGATTTATATTGAAGTTCCTGCTCCAGACTGTGATAGAAAACACGAATGGAACTTGAATCATTATAGTATCTTAGGAGAACAACAACTTGCCGCATTACTAGTTCGTTGTGGATTCAACATAGACAAATTTGAAAACTTAGAGTTTGAGTTAGGTGTACCTGATGAAACTGGCGAAGTCAAAAAAGTTAAAGAAAGATACTATTGCATCGTTGCTACTAAGCAAAGACCGTTAGATATCAAATAAAAAAAACGGCTTGCCGTTTTTTTTGTGGATATAAATACTCACTATGAGTAATGCACCTTCACTAGTAAAAAATCCGTATACTAAAACAGTTTTTAAAACTGATAAAGAACTACAGGATTTTATTAAATGCTGTGACCCAGATACAGGTTATCTATACTTTATGGATAACTTCTTTATGATACAACACCCTACTAAAGGTAGTATGGTATATCATCCTTGGCCCTATCAAAAACGATTGATTGAAACATATCACAACTATCGTTACTCTATTAGTTTGATGCCTCGACAGTCTGGTAAGTCTACATCAGCCGCGGGATATTTACTTTGGTATGCTATGTTTGTTCCTGACTCTACTAT